GTATTTCCTGACCACCACTTGTAAATGGGTGACAATAAACATCCATTAAGTTATATACTTCATTAAGTTGCTCTTCTGTTATTCCGAATCCAACACTAGTAGTAACTTGGGACTTTTCTGGATAGCATGCAGGGCATTGTTGATCTTCTCCTGCGTAAGGCTTGATTTGATACCCGTTGCATTTTTTACAAACGTAAGTGGTTAAAATTTCCCTCACTGGAACCCCATATTCTTTTGCTAAAGAATGTATGTTCCATCCTTCTTTCCAGTAAGTGTGTAGTAGTAGATAGGTTTTTTTTGAAGGTTTATTTTCCTTCTTCCACCTAGCGTATCCCTCTAGTAAATTAGGAACAGATTTTCTAAGTTGGTTCCTGAAAACAAACCCTACTACAAAAGCATCTTCCTCAATATTATTATTGACTCTAAGTTGCTTTCTATGCTCATCCTCTAATCTATAAAAATTTGAAGTATCTATGCATCCATGCATAGTTTTAACATGTTTGTGGCCTAATTCGTGAAGAGCTTTAGTCGCGAAAGAGCTCCAAATCCAATAGTTATCTATTTTAGGGGCATTTTGTATGGCTGAAGGTAAAATAGGAAGAGAATCCAGAGTTGTCCAAATAACTGAATTTATTTTTTTAAACCAAGGTTTATTGACTGCAAACTCAGTCCCCCAAATATCCTGAACTCCAAAATAGAAGTCCGGCTTTTCCTCTTTAACAACCTTATCGATAAGATAACCACCATAGCTCGCTAAACGAGCCTGACCTGCATCCTGTCCAATTCTCTGTCTTTCAGCAGGATCATCCGGCAACGTCCCAATAGACTTCCAAGGGGTAGCTTTTAGAGCAGTGTTTGAGTAGTCAGTCCCGCAACAGTACTGAACTATTTCATATTTTTTTGTTTTATATAGATAAGACAAGAGGGCCTTAGCATTTCTGCCAAAGCCCGTCTTAGCTAAACTAGAATCAGTTTGAAATAAAAGCTTCTTCATTACCACGGAATATCACCAACGTTGCCACCTTGGTTATTATTCGTGGAAGGAGCTGTATTTTCTACTTTTTCCTCATTTGGCTTAGTATTTTGACCATTTCCGCCATAATTACTTTCGTCGATAACGGCATCAAAATAATTTCTCATAGCTGCCAAAGCGTACTCTTTCAACATCCTGCCCTCTTCAAAGGTAAAACCAATGATAAAAGATTTTTTTACGTTAGCTTGAGAATCGTTCTGGTTCAAGGAAAAGCTATAGCCTACCTGTTTTCCGTCTCGTAAATACGGGCAAAACTTAAATGTAGTATTTCTTTCCTTGTTTCCGTGAAAGTTGCCAAACTCGCTATTTTGCTCAATAGCTCGAACAACCCCAGCTACCTCAGTTATATTAAACTTTGAGTTAGCCTTCTTGTCTGGGCCAGAGCTCTTGAACGTTCCAGTTTTGGTTTGGTCGTTCCAAGTAGCTTGTTTGACGAAGTTCACCCAGACAGCTTTGTCTTTTTTGCTGTAGGAGAACGAACAGGCGGAGCCGCTATTTTTTGGATTAGGTTTATAGAACTGTAACATGTCAGTTGATTAGAGTATTTGATTCAGGGTTTCGTGTCAAGACTTTATCTCGCTTAATTTCATATAAATTTTTTGATCCTGTACTTTGGCTAAATTACCAAAAACAGTATTACCTTCTTTTACTACGCCTTTTATAATTACAATATTACCCTTTTTGGGTAGCACTCCATCGTTGGCGCGTTTACACTCCTCAATGTTGTCTTTTTTCTTGTTAGAAAAAATCATAACGGTGCAATCGGCAGATTCATCTTTCATGGTTATCTTAAAGTAAGGAGTTCCCTTCTTACTTTTAGTTAGCCAAGTATCTTCAACAGTACCGATAAAGGAAACTGAGCCCTCCCCTGCTTGTAAAGCATCTTCAATAGAAACTAAATGATTGTACTCAGAGCTTACATCCTTTAATCTTTTACCGTAAGTATATCCTAGTAATATATTTTCATAATACCAGTTTGCAAAATCTTCATTAGCGCTATTCTTATTGTAGATTTCTTTGTACGGCGCAAAATGTTTTCGGATAGTATTCATCCGCGACTCTTTAATCAAAGGTTTTCCTTTGATATCCTTAAGCTCTTTAAACATCATTTGGACTATTTTAGACAAATCGTAATTGTAGTCACCCGCAATATCAAAAACTAGACCGCGCTCTCTTGCTGTTAGTAAATTCCAAAGTTGTGCTTCGGCTACTATTTTACTTCTAGATTGTTTTATGTCCCCGTCCAAAGCTCCCGCTTGAATAAGGGATGATAATATACCTACCCCAATCCCTGCTTGGTTGGCTCCTTGAAATACTTCAAACTTATTCGAGTACTGGTCTTTAAAAGACTCTAGCTTTTCTATAGACTTTTCAGCAATGCCCTTAATTGAAGTTAAACCAAATCTAATATTTTCACCCTCAACAGAAAAATCCATTTCAGACTTCAGTAAGTTTGGCCCGAGCAACTTGATTCCCATTAACTTTAGCTCGCGAGATATGCTCGCTATTTCCTCTAAAGGTTTGGGCTCGTACTTTGTCATTTTGAGTAACGACAAGTAAAATTCACGAGGATACTTGAATTTTAAGTAAGCGGTAGCAGCGGCTAAAGCTGCGTAAGAGACAGAGTGAGATTTGTTGAAGGAGTAATTAGCCGAATCCTCCAAAACTTTCCACAAAACATCTCCAACATCTTTATCTAAATTGTTTTGCTTTACTTTATCTCGTATCTTTTTTTTCCATTTTTTTACTTCTGATACCTTTTTCTTACCAACAATACGCCTTAAAATTTCCGCTTCATCGAGGGTGAACCCAACCTTGTGCGCCATTTGCATCATCTGTTCTTGATACAAGCAAACGCCACCTGTTCCCGCTAGAATTTCATCAAAGAAAGGGTGAACTGCTTCAAAGATTCCATTATTACTATACTCTGCATATTGGTCAATGTAATCCATTGCTCCCGGCCTAGCTAGCGCTAGAACGGCACTTAAATGTTCAAAGTTGGCAGGCTTAACTTTGGTGCAAGTTTGAGCAGCCAAATCACCTTCAATTTGAAACAGTCCGCTTGAGAGGCCTTCCTCCATCCCTCTATTTAATAACTCATAAATTTCCGGATTATCTAAATCAATAGTCTCAGGGTAAAGTTCTTCGCCTCTTATCTCTCTAATAGTTTTGCAACATTCGTGAACCACAGAAGAAGTTCTTAAACCTAAAACATCTAATTTAACATTAAACTTGTTAACCCAGTCAGCCTCAAAAGAGGAAACAGGCTCTTTTGATGAGTCAAGTTCACAAGGACAGCTATCTATGGTTTTGTGATAAGATAGCATTACCGCTGAAGCGTGAACCCCTTTATTTTTAATTAGCCCTTTTATCTTTTGGGCAATCTTAAAAACTTTAGGATTATTACCGCACCATTCGTCAAACTCAGGAACCTCTTCTCTTGCGTCGGCTATGTCCATAACCTGACCAAAAATTTTAGGTATCATCCCTGACACTTGATTCATTTCAACTTCATTTTTCTCCGCGACAACTTTACCACACTCCTTCATTACAAGTTTACCGGAAAGCGTGTTGAGCGTTAAAATTTTAGAACTATAACCTTCAAATTCTTGCTTGAGGTACTGCAATATCTCTTGACGCCTGTAATAACATACATCTATATCAACGTCACACATCAAGTCTCCATCAAGATAAGTCACCCCATCTACAACGCTTTTTTTAGCGCGAGCTTTAGAGACAAATCTTTCAAAAAACAAACCGTACTTGATGGGGTCAATAGAGGTAACGTGAAGAAGATATAAAACCAAACTCCCCGCAGCGGAACCTCTTCCTAAACCTAGGGGTATATCCCCGTCCCTGCAAAATCTTATAACCTTCCAGACGAGAAGCATGTAATCAACGAACCCTAACTCTTTGATCAAGTTAAGCTCTTTGATCATTCGATCATTGTACTCTTTAGAGTTCGGTTTCTCCCCAAGTTTGAGTTCTTTGAATCTCTTGCGGCAAATCTGCTTCAAAAATTCTAAATTAGAAGCCGACTCATCGACACCGTATTCTTCTAGATATTTTTTTTCAGGAGTAAACGTTGGTAATCTTACTCCATGTAGGGGAACGTCTAGAGACTTAAACCTAGTGGAAAATTTATTTTTTCCTTCGTCTCTTCTTTTTTTTGCCGTCTGAACCATCTCCGTCATCTTCTTTTATTAACTTTGAAAGCTGTTCCAAGGCAGTAAGCATAGAGGCCTTTGATTCTGGTTTTGTTTTATAAAATACATCTACTTTATCTAATGCTTTGCCTTCTCGGAGAGCGACGACAACATACTCAATATTGTCTTCTTCAAATCTATCTGTAAGGTCATATACAAAATCTAAACTGGCCATAACCATATTATAGCCGCTTTTTAATTATTTAAAAATCTATCTGGAGTTTAATTTTATCCCAGACTTTGCTGTTAAGTTCTAAATCAACTAAAGCGTCGTGGAGTTTTTCGTAATCATGGTCTATTGAATAAGATTTACCTAGAGCTCCCAAACTAGTTTTTAGGCCCTTTTTTCTTACATTGAGCATCTTCATTTGAAACTCAAACAAAGAGCTACCACTATTTGCGAAGCTATAATCTATTGCTATTGATCTAGCAAAAGCTAAGGTATCAATTACTTTAAATGGTAAATGTTTATATTCTTTACCGTGAACTCTGTACCAGTCTCTCAAAAGGTATATATCAAACCCTAAAACATTATGACCTACAATGTAATCACACTCTTCGCACAGGTTATATATTCTTTCAAAAGCTTCCTCTTGCGGTATGCACCTACTTTTAAATTTAGTTTCGGAATAGCCGGTAATCCTTCTGGCTCCTTCTCCTATTTTTAAATCTGTATGCCATTTAATATACAAGTCGTGCCTGCACAACTCATCCGTGATTAACTTCCCATTTCCGTTGTTCTTCGTTTCTAGATATAGCGTAGCAACTTGCCAAGGTAAATTAAAGTCGTTGTTTAAATTTAAGTTAAACGTTTCAAAATCCAAAAACAAAAACTTTTTCTCTTGAAATCTAATTAAATGGCTATCCATTCACTACCTCCTTATAGCTTTCAAAACAAAACTCATTAGAGCACATGCCATCAAAGTTTGGCTTTTCCAAACTGGTTCTTTTACTGATGCAGCGGTGTGTTAAATAAGCTCCGAAGTCTGTCTTATTTTTATAAAATATACTTTTTGTTTTGATTACGTCATATTTACCATCACAAAACTTGCGCACTGACGCTTCCAGATCTTGATCGACCAACACATCGTTATCCTCGACAAAGAAAATTGGATCGCAAAAAGAAAAATCCGGAACACAGCTTGAATCTGTATATTTATTAACATACAGAAAAGAATCATAAAAAGGTATCGCCAGCATCAGGTCGTCTGTATAAAACTCTTTAAATTTGGCGTTATCTGTGCGCGGCTCATAATAGAAGCCGTCTTGAGACGCATGAGTATATATTTTTATTAACTGTTTATACCCAGCGTTATTCTTGGCAAAGATAATATTTTTGTAAGAATTTTTCCTCCCCTCTTCTGATTTATTTGCGTGGTCTGGGCAGAAAGTGATACGCAATCCAAAAATCAATTTAACTCCAAGTTCTTCTGCGTTTGTATAGGCCTGAAGAAAACCCGTCATATTATCTTCGACTAGAAAAACATCCTCTAAGTTTTCCTGCTTGACGATATCGAAAACTGAATCACTGGTTTCAGGCTCAGCCTCATCCTTTGGTTTCTCTAAGGTCAGTATTGACCTTCCGAGACTACAATGGCTTTTAAACAGCGGAACAATTTCCTCCATAAGACAAAAGCTTAATGGAATCAGGTGAACATGTCAAGGATATTCTCTGAAGCGCTTTGTGGCTCGTGACGAGGGCATCCCGGGTAATTCTTTTTTTTAATTTTTTGCCCATCTAAAACTTTGCCTACCAAGTCTTTACGCTTAAAGGAGCTTTTGATTTCTTTGCCTTCTTTGTCTACAATAGCAAAGTAATCATATGCATCTAAGTAAGGGCATCTCCATTTTCCAATCTTACATAACCAAGAATTTTTCTTGGTGTCTGCCGCATAGTTAGTTTTGGCGGTTTCTTCTGTAAAATTATTTACAATAAAAAAAGTATGAGCTAGATAATACTCTAGCCCTCGGAGTTGCTCTTTATTAAACTGTAGCTGCTGCAATGGGCTGCGGGGGTGTCTCAGAAATTGAAATTCTACAGTAGGGGTATAACCTTCCCACTCTTTTTGAGCAGCTAGAGTATAGACCATCGCTTGAACATTTGAGTGCAACTCTTCCCCGCGAAATTTATACTTACTACTTTTATAATCTACAATTTTAATCTTTTTACCTTTTTTGTAGACTATGGGTTTGTCAATGAAGCCCCTTATTTTGTATTCGGGATCTTTACTTTCCAGAAGAAACTCATGCTCAGGCTTGTCAACCTTGCCTCCTTTCCCAAAAAAATCGCAGTTTAGACCTACAACTATCATGTCGTCAACCAATTCGGTGTTCTCCTCATTGGTCATGGGTAGGTCAAAGCTTTTTTCCATTTGCGTGAGGTGCTTCATTACCATACGCAAAACAGCAGGACTACCGTGAATACTGCTAGCCTTTAAAATTTTAGTAAAATGTTTTTTATGCTTGGGTTTGACAAGCATTTCGAACACTAGATGACACACAGTACCCCGTAAAGCGCCCTCATTTTGCTTCTGAGGCACTTTTAGGTGATAGTTGCACCAATATGACCAAGAACAGGTCTCGAGGGTTTTAATTCTAGATGCTGAAAGTATTTTTTCTTTTACATCTTTATTCTTTTGTGCCATGTTAATATTTCTTCTTTTGACATACAACCAAAATCGTTCTTAGTTGGAAGTTCAATTTGTAACTGGTTATCGTCAAAATGATTAGAAAGGCTTGCATAAATGCTTTTTGCAGCATTGTTCCCCGCTTCGCTCTCATCATTATTGAGGGAAATGTAAATTTTATCCAAATTTAACATCATCAAGATTTGTTTAATTTTTGATGATGCGGATAAACCGAATAAAACTAAAGTATTTTTAATCCCAGCTTCCCATAAACTTAGCATGTCGCCAATGCTTTCGACTAGGAATACGTGTTTGGCTTTTAGTATTTCATCTTTATTGTATTTGAAAGGGTAGATCCAGTACCTCTTTTCCCCTAAAAGCTTCCATTTTATTGGGCTTTTATTAGTGATATCTCTCCCTGCGCAGCCTACCAATCGATCATAGCCGTCAAAAATAGGAAAAACGTATCTGTTGTTTAATTTTCCCTCTTTCATCACTCCGCTTTCTAGCATCTTAAGTGTGGTGGAGCTGACCCCTCTACTCTCCCAGTACTCGTACTCGGGAAACATTTTGCTCAAATTATCTAACTTGTAAAAGGCTTGGCTTTTTAGTTTTTCTTTTGGTCGAGATACGGTATGCGTTACGCCCTTGCTTTTAATGAAGTCTTTTGCCTCTGAGATGTCTTTGAGATCTAAGGTTAGCTTTACTAGATCTTCTAGCTTTCCGTATTTGTTTTCTTTGAAGTCAAACCAAACACCAGTTTCTTTTTGAATGCATAATACATTTGGATTATCAGAATCTCTGTACAGGGGTTTAGTTCTGTACTCCTTGCCACAATCACGAAGAGTATAGCCTATCTCTGTTAAGATATCTTTAATACCGTCGCTCATATTAGTAACCCGTCGTCATCATTATTTCCAGACTGTATGTCAAAATTCTGAGACTCAAATCTGATTATGTCTTGAAGTGAACCTTGCTCTGACACTTTAAAGTTCTCTACAGTGAAGTTAAGGAAGTTGTTCATCAACCTTTCGCTCTCAACCTCTCTGCCGTTTATAGTTTCTACAGTTTGCCGACGAATTAAATCTTGGTGACCTGCTGCGTCCTTGCCTTGGAATCGAGTTTTAAGTGGCACAAGTTTATGAGTACCGAAACGTTCTCCGTCTAACGCTATTTCGTCTACCGTCTTTCGCCGAAAGATGGCTACGAATGTAGCAAACCACTGAAGTCTATCGGATAGCGATATTACTGAACTGTCGTCAACAAGAGTATTAGAATTCCTGTTGTGGCTTTCTCCCGACCTATTCATCTGCATAGCAGTAATAAGTGGAGCTTTTATTTCTTCAGCTATCCTTTTAAGTTTATCAATCTTCTCGCCGATAGCTTGATGCTCTGCCCAGTTTTGGCTTACCTTTTCACCTGTAAGTTTTACATAGTCGTAAGCTATAATGCATTTATTACCTCGGCCAACGTGCTTCATATGCCACCTCCTAATTAAAGCGCATATCTCGTCAACGTTTTTATTTTTTACATGGTAATGGAAGTAATTATGGGTCTTAAGGTTATTAAAATAGTTTCTAACCTTATTTAACATTTCTTTGTTATTTCTAAACTTACCAGTTTCTAAGTACCACAGAGGGACTCCAGTATTTGCTGCTGCCATACGAAACTGAATTTCTTCAGTTGTCATCTCTGTATCCAGTACTAGTACTGGCACGTTTGCTTTGATTGCGGTGCCAAGACAGATATCATTTATGAAAGTAGTTTTACCCTGCGCTGGTCTAGAAACAATTGCATATACGTTACCGTCTCTTAAGCCGCCAAACAATCGATTAAACTCATTGTAAGGCGTAGCGAGTCCTGTGTCCTCGACTGGGTTGTTGCCCCTCTCTTCAATGAGGTATTCTAAATCATCAAAAACATTTTTAGGGTCATCCTCAAAGGAGTAGCTAGTTACCTTGTCCCCGTATATAGAGTCTGACTTAGATATAATATCCTCTAATGTTTCGCATGAGGAATTCTTAACGTGATCTTTTATTCTGTCAGCAGTCTCGCTTAACTCTCTTCTAATTCTAAACTTAACCAATTCCTTGCAAGCTTCTATAACAGCGCCTTTAGTAATTGGGGTGTGGAAAAGAGTATTTATATAATCGTATATCTCGATATCGTCTTTTGAGGAAATACCTAAATTGGATATCTTTGTAGCAATTAGCACCTTATCGATCTTGTCATCGCTAAGGATAGAATCTCTTAATACGCAATATATAGTCTGATGGACATCGTTGTAGAAGTCACCGATACTAACAAAAGAATCAATCTCCGAAAGGACAGTTGGGTGCTTTAGCAGCCCGCCGAGCACATGATGCTCGACTTGATTAGAATATATGGGCATATACTATTTATATACTCGGTCCACTTTGAAGAAATAATCGAACAGGTTTTCAGGTGCCTGCAGACCTCCGATAGCAGTATAAACGGCTACGCCTTTCTTGGCGCCAGCATAAATACCGCGGTGAACTGTTGAGCCTGAACCCATCATCCGACTCAATTGTTCAAACCCATGTTCTAAGCTAGACTGAGGGATATTGTCAAGAGAATCTTTGTCTCCGATAATGATACAGGCAGCAACGTTTCCGGTTGATGCGTCAACGCCTGCTAAAATATTCTTACGCAAATTATCTCTCACGGCATAAGAAATGCCAGTTTCGGATGTATCCTTAACAGGAGTTGCTCCAAACATAATAATTCCCGATGAGAAAATAGTATCCAAGTCAGCTTTATCAAAAGTAGTATAGGCAGATTCTTTAGCGGAAATCTTATTGAACAAATGAAATACAGAGCAGATACTGCTGTTTGCAGTAGTCCAAAATTGATTTACGCTCAGCTTGGGGTAGAGCTGTTTAATCTTTTCATTGTCCAGTATAACCAACGGAGAGATAACACCAGCTTTTTGTAAGTCTAGGACTTTAAGTGTTGTTTTCTTAGCGTTGTCTTGGACTTTGATGCCTTCGCCTTTAGTTGGTAATGCAAGAATGCATCCAACCTTTGCGTCAGTATCCTTAGTCTCTTTTCCGAGAGATTGATTTAAGTCGTGACAAATTTCTAAAACCCTAGCGACCCCTCCTGCTCCGGTGCCTCCACCTGCGCCAGCACAAACCAGAACCCTTTCGTATCCAGCGCCGAAAGTCTTCTTAAGAAAATCTAATATATCTTCATATCTAGTTCTAAATACCTCATCAGCGGCGTCAGGATTTTTACCAGCTCCTCCATCACCAATTAGCAATTTATTTGATTCAGGAATTTTAATCAAAGAAAGATCCTGTTGAGCGGTGTTGATAACACCAACACGACGGTAGCCCAAGTTCCAAAAAGACTCAGCCAGTCTAGAGCCTCCTTGCCCGACACCCACAACCGCAAAGTTAAAAGCAGCATCGTCAAAAGTATCTTTGATTGCGTCTTCTATCGGTTCGTCGTCGGGTAGTGGAATGTCTGGTAAATCAATACCCAAGTCTTCTACAGGTTCCGTAGCTGGAACCTCCTCAGTATTTGACTTGGGTTCTTCTGGTGTTGCGGGAGCAGCTTCTGGTGCCTCGCCAGCAGTTAAAGTAACAGGAGGAACTTCGTCCTGCGGGTAGTATTGGTTTATGTCGGTATCACTCATCGTCTTCGTATCCTTCTTCTTCTGGATCGTCAAAAGCGCTATTTAGATTTTTAATGAAAGTATCTGAATTCATCGATTCCATGGCTTCAGACCAATGGTTAATTAAGTATTGTAGAGACATAGCATTCTTTTCACTCTCTACTTTTGAGTATACTTGGGGATTACCATCCTCATCGAAATTAAATAACATGAATCCTCCACAAGACCACTCACTAATTTGATCTAGGAGCGAGTCCGGGATTCTTGTCGTTTGGCTTTTACTCATCTGCATAAATATTACACTATTTTAGATATCTATTTCAAACTTATCGCTAATATACTTTTTCGATAAAGACTTTAAATCTTCCTCAAAAATCTCTAAAACTTTAAAATTATTGTTTTCTAACCATATTCTTTTATCGTGATCGCGAGTTATTGACCTTAAGTAATTGGCTCTAGAGTTATTGTGGAAAAACTTGTTAAAGGAGTCGTGCTGTGCCCCTTGGGTTTCAACAGCTATTCTTTTAGTCATATTTACTAGATCAACTTTCATCCTAGTTCCGTAAACTGGAAACTCTTCATAGCAGATTTGACCATACCAAAACGTTTTGAAAAATTGTTTAACGTTGTATTGTAGTTTTGATCTACAAGCGGCATCCCAGTCAATTTTATATCTAGTGACACTTTTATTTACAAGTTTCCCTCTTATGTCGTAAAGCTTCACGATGCAATGGTGAGAGCATTCCTGAATTTACTAAACAGGTAATTGCATATTTCGGTGTTCTCTTCTAGATATTTTCTGAAATTATCTGCACCTTGATGTTTTGAGGCAATCTCGAGTCCAGTTTCTTTTTTAACGTCCTCTACAATTTGATCGTCAACGATTATCCATGCACCTTTAACATCTACCATGTCCCACTCCATCATAAACTGAAGCACTTCATACTCCACCCAGACACTTTTACCGTTTACTCTACCATATTTAATTGGGTAGCGTACAACGGTTCCCGTCTTCTCGTTTGCGCTCTTACGAAATACAATCTTGCAATAATGACCTTCAGGCTTGTCAGCTTTAGCGGGAATTGAATCGCCTCCAAACCGCTGCTGAAATTCCAGAATCCAATCAGAGTAGTGGAGAAGCGCGTTACCGCCAGAGGCATTTGTTAGCTTGGGATCAGTTTTTTCATACTGGTTCACACTTACCTTGCTTCTAACCTGAGATATCATGAAGCAAATATGGCCTTTTGTAGACAATCCCAAAGCCATCTTCTTTAAAAATGTGGAGCTTAATACTGAACCTCCAGCCACCTTATCTGGGTCGTCAAAACCCTTCTCTAGATCTTTTTTGGGAACCATTGCGTCCATAGAGTCAATGATAAAGAAATACCTACAGTCGGTAGGATTGTTCATGATCATCTCCCTCATTAACTGTAAAACGCTTTCAAAAATATTACTTTTATAGACAAACCACTTTTCCTTAGAGGTATCTACGCCTGATCTCTCTATCATTTCGGGAGATAATCTGCCCTCCGATTTGATGTAGATAACCATTCCGTTCTTAACAGTATCTTGAAAATTTCTAGCAAAAGACAGGGCGCAAGATGTCTTGCCACCTTCTGATACGCCAGATGCCCTGATAACTCCGGGTCTGATTCCTCCTGACATTTCGTTATCGAGAAGCAAGCTGCCGCTTGAAACCACGTAATTTGGCTCTTCTTCAAAATTAAAATGCTCATCTTTGTGAGCATTAAGATAGCTTTCTATCTGATCTACTGGGTTAAACCCTTCAACTGTTTTCTTTTTCACTGCCATACTTTAAAAAATCCTCTATTGTTCTACTAGTTTTGGAAATAATTTTGTCCTCTCCGAGTTTGGAGTCCGACGTATTATGGGTCTCGGTAGGCTTAATATCCATAGAAAATTTGGCAAACTCTACCTTAAGGTAAGCCCAACCTTGTGGGGATATGTACCACGCCAAGCTTTCAGCGCTAAATTTTAAAGGTAAAGCTTTCCAAAAAGCCTCAAGCGGATATTTTTCTATTAATTTTTTTGTGAAGCCCATTTCACGGGAAACGATACCTTTATTCTTCCAAATAGCTTTTGGATTATCCAGAAGCTTGTTGATAATGAGCTGATTTAAGGTAGGTTTACGCTTCCGTTTAGCGGCCATGAATGAATCATGGTTGAAACAGGGAGGTAAGTCAAGTCGATTCTTTACTCAGGCGAATATCATTTTCAACCATTCTTGTCACTAGATCTTTGAATGAGTATTCTGGAGACCAACCTAACTCTTCTCTTGCTGGGGTAGAGTCTCCATAGAGAAGTTCGACTTCAGCAGGTCGGTAAAAATCTTTATTTATCACAACTAATTCATCACCATCAAGAGAGCAAACATACTTTTCATTTAACCCTTCCCCTTCCCATCTACCTTCTATTCCTGCTGCTTCAAAGGACAGCTCAATGAACTCTTTTATGCTATGCGTTTCATTGCTGGATAAAATATACTCTTTTGGCTCGTTTTGATTTAACATCATCCAAACTCCTCGCACAAAATCTTCAGAATCCGACCAATCCCGCTTGGAGTGAATATTCCCCAGCGGAATCGGATCGAATTCCTTCCCTTGGTCCATTGCTTTTAATATACTAGCAACTCCCTTGGTAATTTTTCTTGTAACAAACTCTTCACCTCTTTTAGTTCCTTCGTGATTGAAGAGAATACTATGCACGGCAAATAAGTTATATGACTCTCTATAAACCTTAACTATGTGACGCGCAGCAGCTTTTGACGCTCCATATGGACTGCGAGGTTTAATAGGGTGCTTTAAGTCTTGAGGGCTATAATCTACATCCCCCATTTCTTCTGAGCTTCCGGCGCTATAAAATCGGCACTTAGGGTTGTGTTTTCTAATAGCCTCTAAACATCTAATAACTCCAAGTGTGTTTACGTCAAACACTTGCAAAGGCATGTCCCAGCTACAACCTACAAAGGAGTTGGCTCCAAAATTGATAAAATAGTCTGGCTGAACCTGCAAAAAAATATTATTTATGGAAACCTCATCGCTTAAATCTCCATCAACAAGTTTAAATCTATCGTGATTTTTAAACTCTTTAATATTGTGATAGTTTGGAGAACCAGAGCGACGCATCATACCGTAGACATGCACGTCATCAAGGCTAAGTAGATACTCCGCCATATTAGCTCCGTCTTGCCCTAAGACCCCAGTTATTAATACTTTCTTAGACATTTTTTATTTTTTTAAAACTTCTTGAAGATACCCTTCTAACCAAGAGGTAACGTGCCCGCTAGGTTTCCATCCTAAGATTTGTCTAGCTTTTGAGTTTTCAGCCAGCGTTGCTTTAGGCTCTAACCTCTCTGGTAGGTAATCACATGGTAATTTAAATACATCCGCAATGTCTTGAACGCTCTTGTTGTCCCCGTTACCGATATTAAAAACATCTCCCGTGAACTTCTCTTTTGAAAGTGAAGAAAGTATATTTGCCTGAACTACGTCGTCTACATGAGTAAAGTCTCTACGCTGCTGTCCGTTTCCGAATATAGTAAGATTTTTACCTTCTAAAGCTTGTTGAATAAACTTGCCTATAACTAAACAGTAAGCCCCCTGTGTAGGCGCTCCCGGTCCGTAAACATTAAAGTACCTCAAGCATACCGTATCCATATTATGAATACGTGAGTAAAGCTGACAGTACTGTTCTCCGATTAATTTTTGTAAACCGTATGGGCTTAGTGGGTTAGGCTCTAGAGTTTCTGGCGTGGGTAAAACGTCTGTATTACCGTAAATAGAGGAAGAGGAAGTGAAGACAAATCTCCTTACTTCTGCTTTACGCGCATACTCCAGCATATTTAATGTTCCTTCAACATTTGTGGCGTTGTAAAGGACTGGATTCTCGATAGAGGGCTGAACTCTGGCTCTAGCCGCCAAATGAAAGACAGTATCAGCTCCTTCAAAAGCTGCATTTAATTTATCGTGCAGGCCTGTCTGGCATTTTATATACGATATGTCACCAGAAATTGTTGTCACAGATTGTTTTAAACTGTTCTCATTTAAGAGTTCACCGCCAGAGGAAGAGTGATTATCAATTACAACTACCTCATCACCTTGCTCTACAAGTTTTTTAACTAAGTGAGACCCGATAAAGCCTGCTCCGCCTGTTACTATATGTTTCATATTTTACTTAATACTATTTCGCGATTGAAAGTTGAAAACTCCTTATAGAAAACTCTTGTGTTTTTGCTTACTTTTTTTTCTGTAAAAAAATTCAAGAAGTCTTTATTTAAATCATCCACGTCATGGACTCCGTACTCGTCATTGGGGACATTGACTTGTAAATGAAATAATCCATGCCCTCCTTTTTTGAGAACCCTAAAAGCTTCAGCGCAAAATTTATCAGGATAAAGGGCGTGATCAAAAACGTTGGTAAAAATAAAATCAAACGTTTCGTCTTGATACGCTAAGTCGTGAAAATCACCCTCTTCGACTAAAGGTTCGTGAGGCACTAAGTCAATACCTACAGCATTTTTACCTATGTCAATTAAAGCTTGGACTTCTTGACCTGTCCGCGCCCCTATGCATAAGCATTTTTCGCCAATAAAATCAGTATTGTTATTAAAAATTTTTTTAAAACCGTTTAGTTTTAAATCCCACTCTTCATTAAGCCATTTTTTTCTTCTTACAGGATCACAGGTTTTTTGTTTCTGTAAATCTATGTAAGATGAATATTCCATTATTTTATTAAGCTTTTAATCTTACTTATTCTATGACTCCAAGTGTGATTTTTCAAGAAATGTTCATAGGCGGATTCAATTATTTCCTCTCTTTTTTCTTTATTTTTTGAAAAGTGAAGAATTTTTTCTTTAACGTCGGAAAGGTCAGGGTTAAAAGTAACGCAATGTTTAGCTGTATCGAAAATACCCTCATAAACATCACTCTCGGGGCAAAGTAACAAGGATTTAGATGCCATTATTTCAAAAAATCTAGTTCCAACTATTTCTATAGCAGAAGGCGTGCAGAACCAAATTTTACTACTATTAATTAACTTAGAATACTCAGAGCCATAATAAAATTTATAAGAGTGAAAGATGTTTATAGTTTTAGAGATATCTGAGGAAGCGAGATAACTTAAAAATCTTTCTCGTATGTTTTTGAATTTATCTCCCATCATCTCTTCTTTAAATTTACCCATCTCTGAACCATCGTTTTTGTAATTATGTAAACTTCCGGTAAAACCAAAATCATATTTTTTATCTTGGTTATAGTCTTTGAAAATGTTTTGATCCGCCGCAAAAGGTAATTTTTCAAACCTGAGGCCAGTTTTTTTCTCCCACTCTTTATACGAATGGTGCACAGTAAAGCAAACATCAAAGTTACTTTTTTTAGCATAC